CTGCTCGTTTGATGTGTTTTGACCACGATCCAGCAACTCATAAGTTCAGAGGTTGGATTTGTCAGAACTGCAATACAGCTATCGGCAAGTTAGGTGACAACCTGGCTGGCTTGATGGCGGCTGTTGATTATTTAACCAATGCCTCCACAGAAATCAAAAACAAACCTATCCAAGAAACAATTTGAATCACGAGCCAAGTTCAAGCACACACGTCAAGGAAACGGTAAACGTTCTCTTGCACGTGGCACACGTAAACTCCGCATTGGTCAAGGGAAATGACAATCCTGATTGACGCGGACTACATCGCATACAAAACGTGTGCTGCGTGTGAAGATGAGGTTGACTACGACAACGATGTGATTGTTGTCACCAGTCGCTTCTCTGAAGTTCTGGAGATGTTCCAGAAAGAGGTGCAGTCTATTGCTCAGTGCATTGGTGTCTTTGATGACATCATCCTGTTCTTCAGTAGTCCGAAGAATTTCAGGAAGAAAATTTATCCTGAATACAAGGGACATCGAAACAGAAAAAAGCCTTGCGGGTACAAACGTCTGCTGAATTGGTGTGGTGATAACTATCTCACCATGATCGTCGATGATCTGGAGGCAGACGATGCCCTGGGGATCTACGCAACAGATCCGATTGAATCTGAACGTGAGCTGATCATTTGCTCACCTGATAAGGACATGAAACAAATCCCTGGTCTTTTGTTTGACCTAACGAATCCTGTGATTGAGATCACCAAGGAGGAGGGGGATCGATGGCACCTGATTCAAACGATGAGTGGTGACCAGACGGATGGTTATGCAGGAGCACCAGGCATTGGCATCAAACGTGCTGATGCAATCCTTGAACAGAAGGGATGCTCATGGAAGACCATTGTAGAAACTTTTGAAGCACGAGGGATGACTGCTGATGATGCTCTTCTTAATGCACGGCTTGCGAAGATCCTCCGCTACTCCGACTACAACCATGACACAAACGAGCCCATCCTTTGGACCCCCACCTCCAGTGGTGGAGATGACCATGGAGCAGCAGTTCAAGATGCGGAGGTTGCAGGATCTGCTGCCTGAAGCAAGGAAGGAAGACATCATCACGGTGCTTCTTGCATTGCAACATCAGAACTTTGTTCTATCCAATACTGTATCTAATCTTGTAAGACAATGGCCAATGGACCGTCCTACTACAAACGCGGATCAATCGAAGTCTGGGATTTCATCCGAGATCAAGGATTGAACTATCACCTTGGGGCAGCAGTCAAATACATCTGCCGTGCTGGCTTCAAGGAAGACGCTATTTCTGACCTATCTAAAGCAATCCATTACCTTGAGAACGAACGTGAGTTTCTACGAGACCGCAGCGCACGAGTTCAGGAAAGCATACGAGCTGCCGCAAGGGCTGACGACTTCCTCTTTGATTCTTCAGCAGAATTTGATCGATGAAGAGCACCTTGAAGTTGCACATGCCTACCTTGATCTGAAGGAGGACATCACCAACCGACGAGCACGAGAGCACCTGCTGAAGGAAGATGCAGACCTTTTGTATGTACTCTTCCAACGTGCTGCTTGCTTTGGGTGGGATCTTCAGACCGCATACAACCGTGTGCATGCAAGCAACATGAGCAAGCTTGGTGAAGACGGCAAACCCATTCGCCGTGAGGATGGAAAGATCCTTAAAGGGCCTAACTACAAAGAACCATCACTGATTGATCTTGTCTAATACTACTGTGGAAAAAGAACTAATCGCACGCACTGGCCGTGTACAGAGTTGGATTGATGATCCAACATCTCGTCTCCCTGTGAGCTGCACTGTCTTCGTTGTTGAAGATGAGATGGAGGGGCCGAATGGAATCGAAGCTTCGTGGCGATTCGTTAGTCATGCTCTACGCTATGGAGCGGGCGTTGCAGTACACCTCTCCAAGATCCGTCACAAAGGATCTGAGAATAGCAAGGGTCTTGTGGCATCTGGCCCTGTTTCCTTCGCCAAGATCTATTCCACCCTCAATGAAATCCTGCGAAGGGGTGGTCACTACAAGAATGGAGCAGTTGTCTGCCACCTTGACCTGAACCATCCTGATGTGGAGGAGTTCATCACGGCTAGCCGAAGTGAGCTTCCTTGGGTGAAGCGGTGTGTGAACATCAATCCTCATTGGTGGAACCTTGCCACGCCGGAAGTCAAGGATGAGCTGATCCTTGCCGTGAAGCGCGGCGACATTTGGCTAAACAAAACCAAGGTAGACAAGCAAGGTAATCGGATTTATGGAAACGTATGTCTGGAAGTGTACCTGCCCTCACGGGGAACCTGTCTACTGCAGCATGTCAACCTTGGCGGTTGTGAATTCGATGACATTCAGCGTGCATTCACAGACGGAATGTCCCAGCTGTGCGAACTCCATGCCATTACAAATGTCGACGCTAGCGGGGAATACCTCACTCCAGAGGTTGATCGCCAGGTCGGTCTCGGAATGCTCGGACTGGCTAACTTGCTCCGTCGCCAAGGGGTGACGTACAAAGAGTTTGGTGCTGCTCTTGAAGCGATTAACAACCGCCATCCGCTTCATCGATCACCTGCTGCTGAGCTTGCTCTAGAGCTTCAGGCAGGCATCCAAGAGGCTGCTCAGATCGCTAAGGCTGCTGGCATGGTGCGTGCGTTTGCCATTGCTCCTACCGCCTCGTGCAGCTACCGCTACAAGGATCTCGATGGGTACACCACTACCCCTGAGATCGCCCCTCCTATTGCCCGCCAGGTGGACCGTGACAGCGGTACGTTTGGTGTCCAGAGCTTTGACTACGGTTCTGTTGAGATCGCGTCGGAAGTTGGCTGGGATGATTATTTCAAAACAGCAAACGGCATTGTCCGTATGCTTGATATGACCGGGCTTCTTCATGGATATAGTTTCAACTCGTGGAGTGACGTAGTTACTTACGACGAAGCGTTCATCGAAGAGTGGCTGCTTAGCCCCCAGACAAGTCTTTACTATTCGCTTCAGGTAATGGGCGACACGCAAGACAAGTCGGATGCATACGCAGCCCTGGACGAGTCAGATGTCGATGATTACCTGGAGTCTTTGCTTAATAACCCAGCTCCAGATTGTAATTGCGGCGAGTGATGAACCCTTATCAGAAACTATTGAATCGTAAGCGCAAGTGGACACCAGTTCAAACGACTGCTGGTCAACTTGTTGAGGGCTCGGAGGAAACCATCTTCCGGGCTCTCGCCCTTCGCCATATGGAACTTCCTGTTGGTGAATTCATTGAAGAAGCTTTGAGGAATGAAGTTCCAAAGAACGCAGTTGAGCTTCTTACTTCCAACGTGCGTGATGAAGAGAACCACGATCTCGCTCTTGGTTACATCGCCAACGCTATTGGCGTGGATCCAGTGGCTGAAAAAGAAGCAAAGCGTCTTCGTGCCGCGTGGATTGAACATGGTGATCACACTCTCACCAAAGCCCTTGTTGCTGAACGTGCGATCTTCTTTGTCCTACTGCCGTTTTTCCGTTTTAACGGTGACGCTGGCTTACGAACAGTGTCTGCCGATATAAGCCGAGATGAACAGGTACACGTTGCCACCAATAGTTTGGTGTGTCGTGAGCTTGGCCTCACTGTGTCTCCCTCTTTGGATAAGTTGCGTAAGGCAACCATCGCTTGGGTGATGCAACCACTCAAGAGGTCGGAGAACAAATACCTCGACAAGCAGTTCTGGCTTGATCAGAGTGACAGCTTGATGTACTCGGGTAAGGCAGAAGGTCTGCTGGAAACACAACGCGCACGGATGCCTGCTTTCTTTGAACATGCCAACCCCAATCTCCCTCAATACGCTTGAGACATTTGGTCTCACCGTAAAGACAATGCTTCAGGAACTGGAGGAAACATTCCCTCAGTTTCTACCACAACCTTCGGATCCGCAGAACCTGATCATGTACAAGAGTGGTCAGCGTTCAGTGGTCGAGTGGATTCAACATCGTTTAGATGAAGACAATGGCTAAAAAGAATAACCGCCAACCAGTGGCGACAGGAACTCTTTCTAAGAATTACAATACTGGTGTAGTTACTCAGACTCGCACTCCGACAAAGTACAGCCTTGCTGGCGTCGGCAGTAACCTTAGTTCGAGAGAAGCGCAACGCATTGCAAATGATCGCGGCACTAGTGTCGGTAAGATCATGGATAAAGCCATGGGCAAAGGGTTGACCATTGGCTCTGGCTTGGTGAACAAGTACAACAGCGGTCAATTTTCCAGCCCTCGTGAAAGGTTTTGGAGCAGCGTTGGTCAAGGAATCTTTGGCACTAAGGGTTTTAATAGTCTTACTGGTGTCAGTAATAATATGGCGGGTCTGTCTGGACTTAAGCTAAATAGTGGTCAGGTGTATGGTGGAAGCTATATGCGTGATGGTCAGCTCACACCACTGGTTGGAATGAAAGGGATGGGCGCTGGTGGTGGTGGTAAGAACAGCACGACCGAGACAACCACGACCACTAGCAACACTGGAACCAATGGCTACACGCCAGAGGAGCTGACACCCACACCCACACCCACACAGACTGCTCCAGAAGCTGCTGCTGCTAACTCAGTAGATGCTTCGTTCTCTCCTGGCGGTACAGGTGCCATGCTTGATGGTGGTGCTATCAGCTTCCGTAAGGCTAAGTCAAAAGCACGAACTGCTGGCTTGACTACTAAAGGCACTAGTCAGTTCAAGATCTCAGGTCAGACTGGCACATCCTCTGGATTGAATATTGGCTACTCCCGTATGTTGGGATCGTAAAAGATGACAGCACGTAAACGGTATGACTATCTAACGAAGTATCGTACCCAGTTTCTTGACATTGCTGTTCAGTGCTCAAAGCTGACTCTTCCGTACCTGATTCAGGACGATGAGCAGATCAGTCGTGGTACACACCGTAACCTTGTCACACCTTGGCAAAGCGTTGGTGCAAAGGGTGTAGTTACTCTGGCATCTAAGTTGATGCTAGCTCTGCTGCCCCCTCAAACCAGCTTCTTTAAGCTGCAGGTTAATGACAGTAAGCTTGGTGTTGATATCCCTGCTGAAGCACGGTCGGAACTTGATCTTTCCTTTGCCAAGCTTGAGCGTATGGTGATGGATTCGATTGCTGCATCCAGTGATCGAGTTGCTATTCACCAAGCAATCAAGCACCTTGTGGTTGGGGGTAATGCCCTTGTCTACATGGGTAAGGATGGTCTCAAGCTGTATCCGATCAACAGGTATGTCGTAGATCGAGATGGTAACGGTAACGTCATTGAGATAGTTACTAAGGAGCGCATCAGCAAGAAGCTATTGGGACCACTTGCACAGTCAGTGCCCAATGCTCCTGGTGATGACGGCTCAAAGCAAGAGGAAGACATCGATGTCTTTACTCATGTTCGTAAGGACAACAACCGATGGGTATGGCACCAGGAAGTTGAAGACAAGATCATTCCTGGTTCGATGGGCAAAGCACCTACTGATGCAAGCCCGTGGCTTCCTCTGAGGTTCAATACAGTTGACGGCGAATGCTACGGCAGAGGCCGCGTCGAGGAGTTCCTTGGTGATCTCCGATCTCTTGAAGCATTGATGCAGGCCCTGGTAGAGGGCAGTGCAGCGGCAGCCAAGGTTGTCTTTGTTGTCTCCCCCTCCTCCACTACCAAGCCGCAGACAATCGCTGCTGCTGGTAACGGTGCCATTGTTCAGGGTCGACCTGATGACATCGGTGTGATCCAGGTTGGTAAGACCGCTGACTTCAGGACGGCTGCTGAGATGGCAGCAACACTGGAGCGTCGGATCAGTGAAGCATTCCTTGTGATGAATGTCCGTCAATCTGAGCGGACAACAGCAGAGGAAGTGCGGATGACTCAGATGGAACTGGAGCAACAACTTGGTGGGCTGTTCAGTCTGCTGACTGTTGAATTCCTGATTCCGTATCTGAACCGTAAACTGAATGTGATGCAACGTGACGGTGAGATTGTTCGTCTTCCGAAGGGTCTCGTCAAACCAACCATCGTTGCTGGTATCAATGCTCTTGGTCGTGGCCAGGATCGTGAAAGTCTCACGGCATTCCTCACGACCATTGCTCAGACTATTGGCCCTGAGGCGTTAGGCAAGTATGTCAACCCAGATGAGGCCATCAAGCGTCTTGCTACTGCACAAGGTATTGACATCCTGAATCTGATCAAGACGATGGAGCAGCAGCAGCAAGAGATGCAACAACAGATGGGTATGCAGAAGGAGATGGCATTGGTCAACCAGACTGCTGCGCTGGCTGGAACACCGATGTTCGATCCAAGCAAGAACCCAGATGCAATGAATTTATTGAATGGACAAAACACAACCCAGCCGCCCAACGCGGGTCAAGAACAAGCCGCTCCCGCCGGTCTCTAATCCGGTAGAGGAAGACACTGAAAACAAATATGCCAAGCGAACTCATTTGATTGGTAAGCCAGTGATTGGTCGAGCAATCAAAGTAGAAACTGTTGGTCTTGGTAATCTTAAAGTAGAAACTATCAATGGCATTGACCCTGACGTATGACCCCTCTGATGATCCTCAGGCTTTGGCAGAAGCTGAAGCTAGGGATCAAGAGAGTCTTGAAATTGGCGAACGCCTCCAGCAGGAACAAGAAAGCCTGCTTGCTGGTAAGTACCGTGATGCAGAAGAGCTTGAACAAGCGTACCTTGAACTGCAGAAGAAGCTTGGTTCTCGCAACAACGATGAGCCAGCTGAAGTAGAGCAAGAGCCTGAGCCGGAACAAGAAGAGGAGATCGATGAAGCTCCCGACTACTCCTTCCTGAACCGTCTTGCTGAAGAGGCAGATGGTGGAGAGTTCACTCAGGAGACACTCCAAGCGTTGGAGCAGATGTCTGCTTCTGATATTGCTGATATGTTCCTGGCATACCGTCAGGAGCAAGGCACTCAAGAATCTTATGTGATGAACCAAGAGGACATCGATGAGATGAAGAGTGTTGTCGGTGGTCAGGATCAGTACAACCAGATGATCGCTTGGGCATCACAAGCTCTAAGCCCTGAGGAGATCCAGGTCTATGACAGTGTCATGGATAAAGGAGATCCTCAAGCTATTTACTTTGCAATTCAAGCTTTGAACTATCGCTATCAAGATGCAGTAGGGACTGATGGTCGTCTGCTTACTGGCAATGCACCGATATCTACTGCTGATGTCTTCCGCAGTCAAGCTGAGGTTGTGCGGGCTATGAATGATCCGCGATATGACAGCGACCCTGCGTATCGCCAGGATGTGTTTGACAAACTAGAGCGCAGTAATCTGCAGTTCTAAGTATTGGTGAAGTTGGAAGAGTAAACAATATAACTGTCCCTTGCAATGAACCAATGACTTTATTCACACTTACCCTTGCTGCTCTCGCCTCTTGGTATGGCCATCCCTATCACGGGAGAACCACTGCTAACGGTGAGACTTACAACATGAATGCAATGACTGCTGCACACCCGTCTCTTCCGTTTGGAACAAAGGTCAGGGTCTGCAGTAAGAAGACTGGCCGCTGTGCTGTGGTACGAATCAATGATCGTGGACCGTTTGTTCATGGTCGTTCAATTGATCTCAGCAAAGCAGCTGCTCAACGCATTGGTGTGTACAGCGAGGGCGTAGGTGAAGTATCAATTACCCCTGCAAACTGATGAAAGGCAAAGGCGGAAAAGGCGGCGGATGTAAGAAAGGCTGCTGATCGCTTAGTGCCCGTGTCCGTGGCATTGTAACGGCAACTTCGCAAATCCCCTCGTGGGTCTTCTGCAGAAGCGGTAAAGGAAGGGAAGTAGAGCACCTCAGAGTAGGACTCTACTTCTATTGGCTATTGGCCCTCTACGGAGGACACCCTTTAGTCATTGACGGTGGGAGAGACCACAAATAACAACAACAAACACTGAATGCCAATGAACTTGGTTCGTTGGAATTCCTAACCGGTTAGGGAGACGTAATAAACACTTCTCTCTTTTCTAACAATGGCTAATGCCACTCAAACCGTATTCGGTACGCTTAACAAAGCCGTAGCCGATACCTCTGGTTCGCGTGCTTACGATACTAAGTACGCAACTTATCTGAAACTGTTTAGCGGTGAGATGTTCAAGGCGTATGAAAGCGCCACCATCGCTAAAGGAACTGTTCAAAGCCGCACCCTGAAGAATGGTCGCGCGATGCAGTTCATCTTCACTGGCCGCATGATGGCTGGTTACCATACCCCTGGTACTCCTATCCTGGGTAGTGGTGATCCCCCGGTGGCAGAGAAGACCATCGTCTGTGACGACCTGCTGATCAGCTCGGCATTCGTCTATGACCTGGATGAAACTCTGGCTTGAAGTAATGGGTCAGAGTATAATAAATTGGAAGAATTGCTGGAACCCTAAGTCTTCGGATATGGCGATCAGCAGCCGAGCCTCTTACGCTTAAGAGGAAGGTTCAGAGACTAGGCGGGTTGGGAAGCGTCCCATGTAATACGCCACAAGCATCCAACACCATTTGGTGAAGATATAGTCCGAACCTAGTCGAAAGACTAGTACGTTTGCATTACTCCCTCAGAAGCGAAATCGCCGCTAAGATCGGCCACGCTCTGGCTGAGGCTTACGACAAGAAGATCTTCCGCACCATTGCTAAGGCTGCTCGCGAAGCTCACCCCATCACTGCTGCTCCTGGTCCTGAGCCCGGCGGTTCTGTGATCCAACTGGGTGTGCAAAAAGAGTATGACGCTCAGGCCCTGGTTGATGCCTTCTTTGAGGCTGCTTCGATCATGGATGAGAAGAACCTTCCCAAGCAAGGTCGTCAGGCTATCCTTTCTCCTCGTCAGTACTACGCCCTGATCTCGCAGGTTGACAGCAACATCCTGAACCGTGACTACGGTAACAACCAGGGTAGCCTCACCAGCGGCGAGGGCCTGTATGAGATCGCTGGTATCCCCATCAAGCGTTCCAACAACCTGCCCTTCCTGGCTGGTACTGTCAACGCTATCAGCGGTGAGAACAACGATTACTCCGGTGACTTCAGCACCCACTGTGGTCTGATCTACCACAAAGATGCTGCTGGTGTGGTTGAGGCCATCGGTCCTCAAGTGCAGACCACCGGCTCTGACGTGAAGACCCTGTATCAGGGTGACGTTGTTGTGGGTCGTCTGGCCATGGGTTGTGGCACTCTGAATCCCGCCGCTGCTATCGAACTGCAGTCGGCACGTAGCTGATAACGGAGGAACAGGTAATGTCTATTGCACCTGGATCTTCTCGTCTTGTCACTCTTGGTGGAGCATCTGCTGCGCCCAACACCCCGAACGGCAAACTGTTTGGTTCTTCCAAAACTGTGAAGTCGTTCACTCTCAATCCGATGTCTCCTTTGGAGTATGGCCGGACTGTGAGTGGTGGTGAGGCTCTGAAAGCTACGTCTGCCTCCTCCATTGCTGGCAACACATCTGCTGCATAACCTTTAATATCATTGGGATTCTACAATGTCCGTAACCATCAATAGCACTAACGGGGCGGTTAACTACCAGCCCGATATGATGCAGCTCAGCAACATTGTTACGGCCAACCAGACCGTGACCAACAGCGCCACCCTGGTGACCGTTCCTGAGCTGACTCTTGCCGTTGGTAAGTATGAGCGCGTAGCGTTTAACTACCAAGTTTTCTATACCACCACTGCAAGTGGTGACCTGAAGTATCGAGTGGATGTCCCTGCATCCCCGACTTCCCTGCGTATCCTGCTGGAAGAGCAAGCCCCCACTGCCTCTGCCACTGTAACCACCATCCTTACCTCTGAAGCCGACGACACGATTCTGGCTGCTTCCGGTACTGAGGGTTACATCAACATCAAAGGCGTTCTGGTCAATGGTGCCAACGCTGGTGATGTGATCTTCCAGTTCGCTCAGAACACTGCTACCGGCTCTGAGTCCGCTGTGATTCTGTCCGGTTCCTTCCTTGAGTATCGGAGGTTCTGATCATGGCTAATACCACGACTGCTAACGGTCTGGGTGGTAGCGCCGGCACTGTGAGCTTTGCTAACCGCACGGTAACTGGTGCCTACGGTTCTACCTACACCGACAACGGCAACCTGGCTGTCTCTGATAACCACGCTGTTCGCCGCTCTGTGGCTCGTACCAGCCGTTCTGCTCCGACCACCGCTTCTGGTGTGTTCTCGGAGACCCAAGGTCTGCGCTTTGCGTATGCCGGTGTTGAGGCGGATTCTCCGTCGCTCGACGCTACCCGCACTGCTGTCTGATCTCTTTAATAACGGGGAGCCTATTACGGGTTCCCCTTTTTTTCTTGAATAGTGATATGGCTTTTCCGAATGCTTTAGTGGCCACCGAACTGGCTGCCGTAAATCAAATACTCGGAGCAGTAGGACAGGCTCCTGTCACTACTCTCGATCAAACCAACCCTGATGTTGCTATCGCTTACGACACCTTGCAAGAAGTGAATCGTGAGGTGCAAGCAGAGGGTTGGGTGTTTAATACTGAGAATGAATATCCTTTTACTCCTGATACCAACGGTCAGATTCTGATCCCAGATAACGTCCTTCTTCTGGATCTCAGTGACCTGTACGAGAACCGAGGTATTGATGTGGTGCGTAGAGACGGTAAGCTCTACAATAAGACTGATCATACATACACCTGGACGGATCAAGTTAAATGTGATGTGGTCTGGTTGTTTGACTTCAACGATCTCCCGACGCCGTTCCGTGACCTTGTAACAACACGAGCTGCTGTACAAGCATCCACCAAGATGATTGGTGATTCCACAGTCTTTCAGATGCTGCAGCAGAAGGAAGCAATGGCTCGTGCCAATGCAATGGAATACGAGTGCAACCAGGGTGACTACTCATACTTTGGATTCCCGCGATCCAAGAACTTCTATACCAGCTATCAACCGTTCCATACGCTAGCACGATAATATGGCAGCAGTAACACAGCGAATACCTAATTATCTTGGTGGTGTCTCCCAGCAGACTGATGATCTTAAGTTCCCAGGTCAGCTGAAAACATGCATCAATGCATATCCTGATCCTACATTTGGTCTGATCAAAAGGCCTGGTGGTAGCTTCCTTGTTGAACTAAAGGATACTAACGGGACGGTTGTCTCACCTACCACGTACAACAACGGTAAGTGGTTCTCGATCTTTCGTGATTCCACTGAACAATACGTCGGTGTGATCTACGGAACTAGCATCAATATCTGGAGTCTTATTGATGGTTCTGCAAAGACCGTGTCGTATGGATCAGGTGCTACCAGCTACCTGACTGGTACAAAGGATGACTACGATATCCTTACGATCAACGATTACACGTTCATCACCAACAAGACTGTCACAGTCACCACCCAAGCAGCTGGTACATATAACTACGGACGACGTGCAACGATCCGCTTGTTGAGTGTTGAGTACGGATCGAAGTACGAAGTCACGATTAACGCTACTACCAAGAGTTATACCACCTTCAACGCAGAAGCAACGATCACAACTCCTGCTCAGACGGAGAACACGGTCACTGCTGATGCCATCTTGAACTCTCTTGTCACGTCAATCAATACCATCAGTGGTATTACCGCTACACGTATTGGTACAACGATTGAAGTTGAAGGGACAAGTGCATTCACTATCACCGCTAAAGGTGGTGCAGATAAGGAAGGATTATATGTTTTCCAAGACTCTGTTGATAACCTATCACGTCTCCCCAACCAAGCAAAGCACGCAAGGATAGTCAAGGTAGCCAACAGCGTTAACGTTGAAGATGACTACTATCTGAAGTTCATCGCTGATGATGGTGTCTCTGGTACTGGCTATTGGGAAGAAACTCGTAAGCCTGATGTGAGCACTGGGTTGACGGCAGCAACGATGCCTCACCAGTTGATCAGGAATGCAAACGGTACGTTCACTTTCCAACGTGGTACGTGGGAAGACCGCCTCGTTGGAGATGACACCAGCAATGAGCATCCAAGCTTTGTTGGAAGCACAATCAATCAACTCTTCTTCTACAACAACCGACTTGGTGCGTTGACAGAAGAGAATGTCTCCATGAGTCAAACCGGAGACTATTTCAACTTCTACCACACCTCAGCACTGACAACGGTTGCTTCTGATCCTGTCGATATCTCCTGCTCCAGCGTCCGTCCTGCCACGTTGCACGGCGTTGTACCTGTAGCCCAGGGCCTCCTGCTGTTCAGTCGCTCTCAACAGTTCCTGCTGCAAGGAGCTAATGGTGTGCTGACTCCTGGTGGTACAACCATCAAGACAATCTCTAACTATGAGATGGATATCGTCAATGACCCAATTGACTTGGGTACGACGGTTGCATTCATCTCTAAGACTCCGTCTTACGCCCGTGTGTTTGAGATGCAAACACGAGGTCAAGACGAAAGCCCAGTGGTGGTTGATATCTCACGGATTGTTCCTGAGTGGATTCCTAGCACCATCGATCAAGTTGTTGGTTCTCCTCAGAACAGCTTGATGTCTCTTGGCTCCACTAGTAGCCGGGACCTTTACCTGTTCCGTTTCTACAACAACGGTGAGCGTAGAGAGATTCAGTCGTGGTTTAAGTGGACCCTGTCAGGCAATGTGCTTCACCACGCAGTTGATCGTGATGTGTTCTGGGCTGTGACTAAACAACAGAACTCATACGCTGTTCAGAAGATCTCTTTGATTCAAAGCCCAACCTCCTCCACATTCCTGACGTCAGATGGGAGCAAGGTGGATCCTCGATTGGATATGTGGGCTGCACCAGCAAGTAAGGTCTTTAACAGCACTCCTGGTGATGAATACACGAAGGTCTACCTGCCGTTTAAACACGACAGCAACCGGACTCTTTGTGTTGTTACTGCAAACCCCAACCAGACCACCCCAACATACAGCAACTCTGGCTTGGTGTTGTTCCCAACTGTCCTTCAAGACGGTACTGGTTACTACGCAAAGGTCACTGAACTTGATCTGACATCTGACGATCTGATTGTTGGTTATACCTACGACATGGATCTAGAGATCCCGCAGACCTACTATCGATCTGGTGACAACGGTCAAACAACTGATTACACCGCGTCTCTGACCATTGCACGAATGAAGTTCCTGCTTGGTCTTGGTGGTGATGTTGTCTTTAGGCTTAAGGCTAAGGGACGTAGTGAGTGGTCAGATACTGAAGGTGTAAAAGCTGCTGACTATTACCTTGCAAACGACATCCCCTTTGTCAATACATCAGAGTTTACAGTGCCGATTCATCAACGAGCAGAGAATATCCGAGTGCGTGTATTTTCTGATTCACCCTTTCCGGTGAGTTTGCTTTCCATGATGTGGGAAGGCAACTACTCGCCCAGGTTCTATACACGGAGGTAATAGATGGCGGATCCATTTACGATAATTGGCGGCCTTGGGATGGGGGTTCTTAGTGCAGTCACTGGTGCGTCGCAAGCAAGCCAAGCTCGTGCTGCTCAAGATCGACTTCTTGATGCACAGTACGATTACGCCAAACAAGTCGATAAGTTCAACTGGAAGCAAACCAAGAGAGAGTATCAATATCGCAAGGATGAAGTTGCAACAGCTCGCAGCAACCAAGAGAATAACCTTGCCTTCCAAGAGCAATCAGCACTTCGTGATTACCGTGATCAGCTAGCGATCAGAGATTTTGAATACGGGCAACAAGTCCGTATGTTCAATGAATCTGAACGCATCTACGGTATGCAGTTAGGCTTCAACAACATGGCTGCCCAACAAGCCCAACAAGCTGAGGAAAGGCGTTACCAGGAGATCCTTACTGGCATGGCATTCGACCAGCAGGACATGCTTGTCAAGATGCTCCAAGAGGAAGGCCAGGTGCAAGCTGCTGGCGTCTCTGGTCGCTCTGCAGGGAAGGTCTTGGCGTCTGCTCTTGCTAGCTACGGCAGGAACCAAGCCATCATGGCTGAGAGCCTTGTGAGTGCAACGAAGGACTCGCAGATCAACCGTAAGCAGATCAGCCTGGATAAGTACGGAGCAGACCTTGCTGCTCAGGCACGACGGATGCTGAAGCCGATGAAAGGTCCTGCACCTAGTGCTCCGCTCAAGATGCCTCGTGCAACTTTCCTTGATCCGCTTAAGCCGAAGCGTGGTCCGAAGCCAATACGTGGTGTCAACACACTGCCAGCAAACACTGGACTATCAATTGCAAGCAACTTCATCAGTGCTGGCCTTGATGGCTACAAGATGTTCGGTGGTTCTTTCACATAACAAATAAGATGGATCAAATCAAGTATCAAGGGTACGCCCGCGATAGAGGTTTTAACCCCATCCAGATGTCTACGGCTAGCATCGATTCTATCGCCCAACAAGGGAATTATCTGCTACGGCAGATGCAGGATAATCGAGAGACTAACCGTAGAAATCGGGATGCCTATCAATCTGGGATGGTCAATGCCCAGAACATTGAACGTCAGAATCGAGCTGATAACTTTGCATTTGATCAGCGTAGCCGTGAACGCTACCAAGATGCTGTCAATCAGAATTTACAGCAAAAGGTCTATGATGCTCAGAACTATCAGCAGAACTTAGATAAGCAGGTTACTGCTTTGAGTGTCCTTGCTCCTTTGTCTGGGACTATCGGCAAGATGATTGTTGATTGGAAGAAGAACAAGGACGAAGAGGAGCAGATGCAAGCCTACGTTGATACGCTTATTAACGGGCCGGATCCTCAGGAAGAGGTAAAGGTGCAGGCTGGCCTCGCTCAGATGCGTCAGGCAGATGAAGCAATTCAAACCACTGCTGATCAACTAGAGGATGCAGGAGCTGTACCTGAAGCTGTTCGCTCTGTCCGAAAACTATCCAAGAACCAACAAGTCGGTAGGGCAAAAGCAATGGCTGCCCTGTCTGCTCAAGGTTACGGAGGATGGCTCACAGAGCAATATAACGAGGATGATCAGACACAGATCCAATTCCTCGATCCAACAACTGGACAAGTCAAGCTGATCACTCCTGCCAACCACGAGGGGCCTGATCAACGTGAAGCAGTAAACAGAGCACTGTTTAAGAAGTTCGTCAAAATGAACGGGCTTCTTGGTGTCAACCCTGCACTAGTTGCTGATTCTCTTCTTGCAATGCGTAGGTCAGAGTCTGCATTGTTGGAGCAGGAACGCACAGCATTCATCAAAGCTGAGAATGAGAACAAGCGAACCGATCTAAGCATTCAGTTTGATGCTGCCATTGGTAGTGATCCAATCACAGCGTTTAACGATTTCATCACTCAGTTCTCACACCTAAAAGATGATAACGGTGCTCGCCTTGGAAAGGGTGGTGCTCGTGATGCGTTGATTGCTCGTCTGGTTGAGCGTCGTGATACTGCTTCACTCAACTCGATTGCTGACTCAGAAAGTTACGTCAAAGGAAAGACTTGGCGTGATCTTTTCCCGATGAAGTTTCAGAAAGCACTCAATGATATCCAATCATCACAAGCTGCTGAGGAAGATCTAAGCGACCGCCTTGTCAGCCAAGAGCGTGAGAACTGGTCTGATCAGGTGATCAGAGAGCTTGTAGCGTCACCCGAAGGTGTTAGTGAAGAGGTTGTCGATAAGGCTATTAACGCATCAAAGCAGTTGTACAACGGCTGGGTTGATCAGCGTCTTCTGAGTTATCGGGAAAACTCAACACTTCAAGCACGGCAAGCTGACGAACAAAATAAGATTCTTGAACAGCTCTATGAAGATGATGAGCTGACTGTTCAGGAACTTGAATCTGGAAAGTACTCAAAGCTTATCGCCGATAAATGGCGGAGCAAAGCACTTGACAGCGAGAATCGTAAAGCTCAATCCCTCAAGCCTTATCGTGATCAGGTTAAGGGCGCAATCGTTGATGAGCTGTTAAAAGCTTCTGATATTGCTGGATACGGTACAAGGAAATCACCTACGTACCACTTTGCTGAAGCCCACGCTATGGCTCAGCTCGATGCCCAAGCTCGTACGTACATGCTTGATGGTAAGAGCGCAAACGAAGCTTATTCACTTGCTGCCCAGAATATTCGGGCGCAGATTGAAAAGGACAACGTCAAAGACGGTAAACCTAGGTACGGAACCTACACCTTCCGCGACGGGGAATTTGCTCGTTGGGGAAGTCGTGGATCTGGTGGTCAAGGAAGTTTGTCTGCTGCTCGTGCAAATGTCAGCAGTGTTATCAATCAGGTTTCCTCTGGTGGACAAGCTGCTGTTTATGGTCGTACTCTGATTACGAAACAGCAAGCAGAATCACTGGTTGATCCGAATGCCCCTATCCCAGACATTATCAATGTAATTGCAAACAGCCTGCCGAAAGGTAAGGAGATGAGTGTCTTTGCAATCATTGATGCACAGCTTAATAAGCACGGGTTACCACCGCGCCAACGGCCATATGTGCAGCAAATGGTTGAGTCAACCATGAGCCCAAAGCTGCAAGAACTGCTTAACAGGACACCAACAGCACTACGAACCTCACGAGCTTTGGTTGGATCACAGATTGTAGGCCCTGGACAAGAGCGTCAGGCTATTGGATACATCGCCCAAAAACTAGGTGTCGATCCTGTTGATGTAGCAACATTCATCAACTACGAGACTGGCGGGTCTCTTGTGAGTGGTCGTTACAGTCGTGGCCTCGATGTGTGGGGTGGAGATGGTAATAACTACTTCGGTTGGATTCAGTTCTCTCCAGCCAACCGTGAAAAGTATGGAGTTAAACCCGGTATGAACTCCATGCAAATGGCAGATGCTGTTGTCCGTTATCTCAAGGACTCTGGAATTCGCCCAGGGGATGGGCTTGAGATGATGTATCAAGCCGTACAGGCACCTGCACTTTTGAAAGAAGCTCGTGCTGCAGGGCGCAACATCGGTCGGGATAGCAATGCTGCCATCAGTGAGCACATCCGACGGATGCGTGCTGAGCATAGAAACGTTGCTGGCCGCTGGCTGATGGAAGGTGCTCAGAGTGGTGGCACTAGTTCTGTTTGGCGCGACCCTCGACTGCTGTCTGCACCTGCTAAACGGCTACTGACACAGCACCAACTGACAAGCTCTTTTGGTAATCAAGAATCATTCCGCAAGAAACCTCATGAAGGGAACGATTACTACGTTCCTGTTGGAGGAAAACTGAGCTTCAAGCAGCCTGGTGTTGTCCTTCAAGTCGGTTCGCCCAATGAGTACAACGGTGGATACGGAGGTTTCATTGATGTCCGCTTGCAAGATGGCAACGTTGTGCGTATGGCACACCTATCTAACGTCAAGGTAAAGCCCGGTCAACGTATTGGTGCCAAACAAATTGCTGCGCTTTCTGGTAACACTGGAAGATCCACAGGGCCTCATGTCCACATCGAACACCTAAGCGGTCCATCCGGCACCCAAGAAACACTTAAGGGCAAGCGTAATCCTTCTTGGATTGCCTCCCAAGTATATGCTGACATTTAACTATGACCTCTTCGTA